GTGTACTTTCCTTCACTCTCTAATTTTTCTTGATCTATTTTTTGTTTAAATGCTAACAAAGCATCATAATCTTCTGGAACAACCTTTTCTTCTTTTTGATTTTTTAACTTACCTATGAGTTCGTAGTTCTTTTGCTCTAACTTCTTAACTGATTCTTTTAACTGGTCAAGTTCGTTAGGGTTAACAGGTGGCGTAGCCACTGTTTCATTTTCTTCTGCCATAAATAAAGCGTAACTTTTTTTTAATATATCAGATAATCTACCATTTAACCTTATCAGCCCAATAAGCTGCACTTGTTTTACCTTTAGCAATATTTTTTGCGTGTCTAGCTTTAAAAGATTTCCTCTTTGCTTTATCTGCATCTGACTCGCCTTTTCTTGGCTTTTTAGTTTGTGCGCCCTGCATACCAAAACGTATTAATTTAAATCCATCGCCTTGCTTAATAACAACAGCATGACTCTTACCACTTTTATGGCTAGGTGTTCTAATTGGTTTATCAACACCGTCAAATGTATGACCTCCTCTAGTAATAGCCATTATTTTTTCTTTTTAGGTGCTGCCTTAAGTTCTGATCTTTTTTTTAACACAGCATTACCAGTTGATTCAGATACAATCTTTATTACAGGATCTTCTTTAGTTCCAACTCTTATAACAGTACCCCCTGATGGGCCTTTGATTGATGCTCTTGTTCCTCCGCTACCAGTAACCTTACCAAAAGTTCTTTTGCCGCCATAAACCCAACTGACTCTAGAGCCTTTTTTCATTTTTCTGATTTAGTAGATTTTTCTGATTTAGTAGATTTTTTTTGTTTTGTAGGCTTAGTTGCCTTCTTTGCTTCAGACAATCTTTCTGCTAATGTTTTCGCCATTACTTTTTACCACCTTTTTTTTTAATTTTTTTCATAGAACCATAACCTTTTCCTTTTGGCATAGTTTTTAATGTAACTATTTTAATAATAACTGTTTTTAGGCCTTAGGGTATTTTTCCATTAGTTTTTTTAAACTTAGCTCTGTTCCATCATCTTTAATTATTAACCGCAAAGCCTCTCTTGGACTCTTTCTTTTTTTATCAATTAAATAATTAAAAAACCTTTTTTTATTTCCTAGTGCTTTTTCTTGTATTGAAGGATTATCTTTTAACCACGTTGCATAATTAGTATTCTGAGGAACTCTACCAGTTGCACTCGGTCTAGTGTCAGGGAACTTACGTCTTAAATCCTCATCATCAATAATTGGAACAGTGGTTGATCTACAATTAAAATGCTGTGGTGGTAATGGTCCTTCGTTATATTTAAATGTTCTGCCATCTAAGTTTCCACAGATAGTACTTGTTCTTGCATCTAAGGTCGCAACATATTCATACCTTTGGGTAACATTTCCATTAGAAGCATACGAAGCTTGACTTACCGCATTTTGTACTTGGTTAACAGAAGTTCTAACAATAGTCATAACTTGCGTGTTGGCTAACTTCATTCCATCGCCAGCAGCTAATCTTTGAGCCTTCGCAGTCATCTCTTGATTACGCCCAAACTGCAAACGGCCTCTTAATCTTTTTGCAATCTTTGGTATAGATTCGCCTTCTGTAATACCAATACGAATCTGACTTGATATTAGTTCTGATTGTTTTGTAGAAATACCACGAAATGCTTTTGATACAACTTCGCCACTAGGTAATGTAATAGCAGAACCTTTAGCAGCAGTAAGGTTAAATGTTCTTTGTACAGTTGGTTCTAAATTATTTGGTAGCGTTAATATATTTACTTCCGTTGGATCAGTCATAACAATACTTCTTGCAAAGTCTGGTGATACTTGTACCGTATTTACATTTACAGCACCTACTGGCAAAACTTTTTGTAATTCATCAGCAATAAAGCCAGATTGGAATACAGCCAAACTTTGTAGCTCATCAATTATCAAAGCAGAACTACTTGTAGACCAAGTTTCCAAACTTTCTTTCATCTGTACCAACATAGCTCTTATTCTTGCCACTGTTGCTGGTGCTGTAACTTCGTCAATAGTTGCTAATTTATTTGTTAAATCTAAAATTACATTGTTGTAATTCGTAATAATTCTACGAGCAACTTGGTTGCTATAACGATTTAGGTCAATCGCCTCTCTGTAAAATGATTCGGGTGTTGCCATTGATTATGCAGCATCTTGTTCTGGCTCTGCACTTTCTTCAGGCTCTTCAGGTTCTACCTCTTCTTTTGGTTGCGCCATTTCAATAAGACCACCATTTTGTGTTGCTTCTAATTCTTCCTCAACGTCAAACTCATCTCCAAGAACCTCGCCTTCAGTAAGTTGGTCAAGTAATGTTTTCTGAGTAATAGATCCAGATGTGTATAAAGTAAGTAGTGCTTGTATTTCTTGTGGCTCTAATCTTTGTGATAGGAAGTCTCTATTAACAAAACAACTACCAGCTTCTGAATTAAGGTACTGGCCATGAAACATAAGACAGTTATCAATCATGTCTTGCATTTGTTGGGCTACTACCATCATTGTTGAATCGCCTTGCGATCTATCAATACGTTTTGCCTCTGCTGTTTCTGCTGATAACTTTTGCCCAAGTACTGCTGCAAGTCCTAGTTCATTTATCTGGCTTTCTAATCTGTCTAATCTTCTAAACTGAGCATCATAACTTTTACCATCTGGTTCTATATATTCAGCCCGACCATCTGCTGGAAATGCAATCGCCTCTCCGGGTCCAGCACTAACTTCTTCAGCATTTTGTGGGAAGCCATAAAAAGCAAGCATTGGTACTGCCGATATATGTAATTGGTTATCAAGATCAGATTGTATTTGATATGCTTTTAAATTTAATTCTGCTATATCAGCCATTGGTGGTCTAGATTCTAAAAGATTAACTCTGTTGGAATAAGCAACAGAAAAAGGGATTTTGTCCAAAGGCATAGTACCTTCATCTACCTTTACAAATTTTCCTGTCTTTGCTTTTCTATGTATTTCAAAATTGCCTGGAGTCAGTAGCCTAACTTGCTCAACAATCTTTTCTCCATAAAGACCATCTGGCTCTGATACCTTTTCAAGAAGTCTTAACTGAGTAAACTCCAAAGAGCCATCTACCATTTCTGTTCGCCAACCAAGAATATCTCTTGGTGTATAAGTAACCCAGTATGGTCTACCAGTATTACCAGTTGCGGGTGCATCTACCAATACTCCAATATGACCATAACGAATCATCTTGCGAGCAGTCTCATAAGTCCAGACATTAAGATCATTTCCCTGCAAGTCAACATCAAATAACATCTCTCTTATATTGTCTGCAGTATCACTTAGCCTTACTGGCTTACGAGTTAACATACCAGCCAACATTCTTTCTAATCTTAAAAAGTAAGGAGGACAAACAGAACGAGCTAATCTGTTGTCATAACTCTCATCTAATTCTCTAGGTTCTTGCATAAGATATTTTCTATGCTTTGCCCTCATCTGATATGTACCGCCTAATAAATCTTCAATTAACACCCAATGGGGTTCTTGTTGATACCAGTTAATGTTAGGGTCATTTATCTCAGTACCACTTGTTGCTGTCTGTCTGTTGTAATGGTTATACCCTGAGTACACTTTTCGACTCCATAGTTTGTTTATAGTTTAGACAATAATCTTAATAAAGCCTAATACCAGTTTTGCGACCAGCGGACATATGTAAGGGATTAAACAATCGCCAAGTTATGTAACCAAGGGCATCATTCATATGATCGTACCCTGCATCTTTGTCTGGTTCACCTCTTTCGTTATAACTTTGTAATTCTAAACATTCAATGAGTTTTATTGCCTTTCTAGAAATCATTAACCTAGTTTCATTCTTACCATTTAATAATAAACCTTGAACAGAGTTAACTCTATCTCTTACAGGGGGATTAGATAATGCAGACTGATTAACAAAACCATAACTTTCTAATATTTGGATGTCGGTCTTTGAAGCATTTGTACTTCTGTTGCCACCTGACGCATCAGGATAAACATAGATTTTGTTGAAAGGGTACCTTGCCTTAATTTCTTTAGCAATGGTATCTGTGTCGTGACTTTTAGCGATTTCATCTATAACCATAAATTTATTACCAACTGCCACACCTATTACTGCATTCATATTGCCAATGTTAAAGTCAATCCCAATTCTTAAAGGTTCATTATCATCTACATAAGGGTCATTCTGTAAAACATGGGTATTACGATTAAATTTGTCATATACTTGGCCGGTTGTTAAATTGCAGAAGTTACCGTTTAAGTATGCTTGTATTAGCTGTGGTGGGTAGTTTTCGAGTAATGAATCAATAAATCCGTCTGGAAGATAAGGGTTATCTGCTGTTCTTGCTTTTATTAACCGAGTGTCCTCTTTGGCGTTTTTTTCGAAGGTATCAAACGCCCATGAGTGACCTTCTGGTGTTGTAGTTGCATAGAACTGCTGTACATTACCTGAACGCAGTCTAGCAAGCGCCATGTTCATTGCTTGTTCGGCATCACGTTTGTTTACCGTATCTGCCTCATCAAAACCAACAGCACATAAGTTTTGGCCACGCAATCTTTGGTAGGTAAGAATTGTTCTTAACAAGATCGTATGCACTCCTTCTTTAAATTGCAGTTGATACTCGGGTAAAGGACTAGCTCTGAAAGTGTAAGGGATCTCCCACTCTTCAAGAAGCTCGTTCATTGTTCTCATGAGAATATCTCTAAGCATTGGTGCGGTTGGTTCAAATATTGCTGAGATATGACCAACATTCATTGACGCAAGAATAATGCTTTTACTAACAAGGGCATAAGTTTTACCAGCACCAAAGCCACAAACAAGTGCAAGTTTTCTGTGTTCGGTGTCGCTACAAAACTTTTCTTGATGAGGGAGAAGATTGCTTTTTATTTTTGCGATCACATCTTTTGACGATGGAATATAACTAAAACCTTCTTGAAAAAGAACATGTCCTTGGGTGACAGATTCTAATAAACTCATGAGCAAAGATGTGCAAGTTTTGCTGCGGTATTAATAGCACCTAAAGCGATATGATAATGACCTTTCTTTCTTGCCTCCATTTGAAGGGTTGCACATTGTGACAAGAGGTCAGCTACCATCTGGGGTCTTTCCATGTCCCAGTCCTTCTTTAACTCGCCCCTGGCTATCTCTAAATACTTATCTACAGTCCTTTCCCCAACCCCCCAGTTCTCTGAGGCATAACGAACGCAGTCTGATCTACGACCACCATTTGCAATAATACGAGCAAATTTTTGTGACCTTACAACAGTTTCAGCTTTTGTTCCTTTTTTAGCCATTAACTAGATGATACACGTTTTGCAGTCTTGCCTGTAAAATCCTCCCATCTTTTTACTATGACATCGCAATATTTTGGATCTAATTCCATTAAAAATGATTGTCTTTTAAGACGTTCAGCAGCTATAAGTGTTGAACCAGAACCTCCAAATAAATCAATTACGTTACCTTGTTTATGATTTATTAAAGCTCTTTCTGCTAATTCAACAGGTTTTTGTGTGGGGTGCATATATGAAACATCTTTTTTTACTTGCCATAAATCACTTTCATTTTTTATATGTTTATCAATTTTTGCATTAAATAAACAAAACTCGTGTTGATGTCTATAACCAACTCCTAAACCAAAGACATTTTTTGCCCAAACGATACAACCTTTGAAGGGTAACTTTGTTTGTAATGTTGCGTAAAATTTCCAATTACACCAAACATAATAATGATTAGGATTTAAAATATTTATAATTTCAACCATGCTTGTAATAAGTTCGTTAAAAGAATCTTCAGATAAATCATCATTTTTTATAACATCGAATTTTCCACTTCTACCATTAAAAGCAACATTATAAGGAGGATCGGTAAAGATCATATCAGCCTTATTGCCATCCATTAATTTTTCAACGTGCAGAATATTGGTAGAGTCACCACATAAAAGTCTGTGATTACCAAGAATATATAAATCACCCTCTTTTGTTACTGGTTTTTCTGGTACTTCTGGAACATCATCAGGATCTGTCAAACCCTCTGCTGGTAATACTTCTGTCTCTCCGAGTAGTTCTTTTAGGTCATCATTATCAAACCAAGGTTCAAGGTCATGCTCTTGGCTAAGTTCTTCGAGCATATTTAGATCCCATTCTGACAGGTCAGAGGTTCTGTTATCAGCCAGGGCAAGTCCAATCTTTTCATCTTCTGACAGCCCAGTTCTTTTTACGGCAATAATTTCTTTTCCATCAGTTTCTATAACTTTTAAATTTTTTATTCCTGCGGCCTTTGCCCCAGCGATTGTTCCATTACCTGCAAGTATTCTGTTATTTTCATCAATAACAATTGATCTTGCAGCACCAAATTTTGAGAGAGATTCTGCGATAAGTTTTGAGGAACGATCAGTTCTTTTACGAGCATTTTTATGATCGTTTTGTAAATCATTAATAGAAGTCATAAAACCATAGTAGGTGAGTATTAAAAAATAACAAATGAGACTCATTTGAGACTGAGGGGTGTTCCTAGGTTCCCAAGTGTTCCCATAAATGCTTAAGAGTTACCTAACCCCTATATTACCCCTATATTATCTATTATTATATATATATATAAAACATAGAGAACATAGAGAACATATATATAGAAGATAGTTATAGAGGGCGTTTTAAGCGTTCTCGGTAGTGAGAACAGGGGTAAGAACAGGTAAGAACCACACCCATTTAGGTGTTCCCGATACTCGTTTCCTTTTACGTTCATAATGCAAGGATTTGAGAATTGATGAGACAGTCATAATGTCAGATTTAGTTTGTCTTTCGATAGGTTTTTCTACAGCATCAGTTAATAAAAGTTCAATGGTAATATCTTTTATAGCGTTAGCTGGATCATTTAGATAGTTAGTTATTACCGAAAGCCAGGGAGAATCAACCATATAACCAAGGTTTTCTTTTTCGATTTGGTTTTCCTGTTCAAAGGATAAGAAGTGTGATTCTTTATTTTTAAAGGCATGAACGGCAGCCGACCAAAGAGAATCACGCTCTAGTTGTAATGAATCAAGGTCAATAGATTTTGCAGTGCAGGGAATTATATGAAATCTTCGGTTGCCTGTATCATCTATCAGCAGCCCTGATTCTTTATTTGTAGATCCGACAATAATCCCACGTCTAGGCCATTCTTCTACTGCTTTTCCGTAGGGAACTCTGAGAAGATCAGTGGCCCGAGATAAAAAAGCCTTTACCACCCCTGCGTGTTTTCTAGATGTTACTCCGTCAATTTCTGACCATTCCATCCCCCATGAACGGTGGAGAACAAGGAGATCATCTTTTGAAGAAATATCACCGAGAGCATCAGAGAAGAACGGCCCAAATAAAGTTTGCCAGAAAGAAGATTTTTTTATTCCCTGTGAACCTTGTAAGACGGTGGCGGTGTCATGTTTGCAACCTGGAATATAAACTCTTCTTACTGCATTTATAAGAGTTAGTTTTAGCATGGTGTCATATATTGTCGGCTCGGTCAGGTTTTGATCCTGTGGCCGTAAATATGTTGAGGCGAGAGATTCAATGTAAGCTGGTTGGATTTCGTTGTAGCAATGATCAAGATAAAGTTTTACAGGATCGTATTCATTTTCATGGGCTACTTTTAGGAGACAATCAACTGCCATTTCTTTTGGCACTTTATAACCAAGCTCTGCGAGGGTAAGGTAAAAAATCTCAATATTTTTAATAACTTTGCCATCCATTTCTATTGAATGGGAAAAGGTATTAAATCTGATCTCCTGTTTTAAGTTGCGTAAAAAATTCATCAACTCTTGAGATGTTAGTTGTTCTAATTTACGAGGAACAGGTGTTGATTCTTCTTTTGGTTCTATTGAGGTGGGGAAAGTGCGTGGTGGTGGAGTCCAGCCATCTTCAGTTGCGTATTTTTGGAGAGTACCGAGCGAAACCCCTGATGATTTAAAGGAAGACCATTTCTTTTCACATTCCCCAGATTTATATTTGCTGTTCTTTTGTGATAGTTGCTCCCAATCAGATAAAAGAGAATTGTCTCCTACTGAGTGTGCGGCCATCCCAATTTTTAGCCATATATCGTAGTCATCAAGGCGAGATGGATTTATTGACTGAAGAAGAGAACGAGCCTTATCGGTATCTGAGTTAAGTGTTTGTATTTGAGGTGTTTTTATCTTTTTTTTATTTGGCTCCATCATCTTTTTTATTATTGCAAGTGGGGCTTCTGCAATAGAAAGATCTCTTGGCGACCTTGCATCCATCCATCTGTAACCATCGGTCATTGGATGAGAACCAGACACTATGGATTGCGTACCATCCCACCGCAACTCAATTTGTTCAACTGACCCATCCTCATCTTTTACCCCTGTCTGATATTTACGAGTTTTAATTTTTGACCAATACTTTTCTGGAACTTGATAGATGATTTGAAATCTACCAACCCTCCCAGATGTAACCATCAATGAAGGTGGAAGTGACGATAGTGAGAATCCCCATTCACCTAATATTTTTGCTGCTGACGGCCCATCATGGTCTAGAAATAGCAAGCCACCTGAAGGAGTACCGCAACAGACACCAATACCAGTTGACCTGTTGGCAGAGATTTCTTTAAATAACTGAGAGCGTGTCAGTGGATTATTCTGCCAATCATTTTGATAGGGTCTTTTATTTTTTACGGCAACAAAACCCCAGTGCTTGGGAAGGCCAAGCAGTTCTTCTTTTATATCCATTACTACTTATTTCTCCAATTTCTTTGAGTTTTATCCATTTTTTCTCGGATAAGGTTTCTTATAACACCACCACGTTTTAGTTCTGGGCCTTTGTTATCGTCAAGCCATTTTATTTGATCTTCTTCCAAGTAAATCTGGATGGCCTTTTTTGTTTTCTGTTGCATAGGTATTGCACATATATCGTTCCCATGTACAATAGCAGTAGTTCCAACACTGTCAATGGTAGTATTAAGAAAATATCAAACAGAGGCAAGTAATAAACTTACAAGGTTATGCACTCACCACAGATGTGGATATTTAAGTGGCGAATGTAGAACAGGTAAGACCCTGGTGGCATTATCTGTTGTAAAAAATATGGAATTGGAAAAGGTGTTAATAATTACCAAGAAAAAAGCAATCCCAAGTATTGAGAGTGATGTAAGAAAGATGAATTTAGAGAAGGTAGTATCCATAACTAACTTTGAAATGTTAAAAAAATTCAGAGGATCAAGCTGGAATATGATAATTGTAGATGAAGCTCATAGTGTTGGAGCATTTCCAAAACCATCGCAAAGATATTTAAATATCTTGAAGTTGCAATATAACAGTATCATTCTGATGAGTGGAACACCAAGCCCTGAAAGTTTCAGTCAGCTATACCATCAATGGTCACTGACACCATTTTTATGGAGTCATTACCAGAACTTTTACAGATGGGCCAGTGATTTTGTAGATGTAAAAGAAAAGAGAGTAGGAACAGGAGTTGTTATAAAAGATTACTCAGAGGCCAAACAAAGCAGAATTTTAAGAGATATTGAGCCATATACGGTAAAAATGACGCAAAAAGAGGCAGGGTTCACCCAAGAATTAGAAGAAGAAGTCCATAAGGTGAAGATGTCGAGAAGAACTTATAGGCTTGCAGCAAGGATATTAAAAACTGGTATTATTGGCCGCCCTGGACGAAGATCAGTCGTAGCTGACACAGGGGCTAAAGTAATGAGCAAACTGAAGCAGATTTATAATGGTCATGTGATTACAGAACGGCATGGAGCGATAATATTTGATAAGAGTAAGGCTGAATATATAAAGAATAATTTTAAAGGAAAGATTGCCATTTTATATTGTTTTATTGCAGAGGGCAAAATGCTGAGAGAATATTTTGGCGATAGAGCAACCGATGACCCAGATGTATTTAATGCCGTTAGTGAATCAGTATTTATTGGTCAGGTTAAGAGTTGCAGGGAGGGAGTAAATTTAAGTGGTGCTGACCATTTGATATTTATGGGAATAGATTATTCTGCCTTAAGTTATTTACAGGGTAGGGAGAGGGCAAGTTTTCTTGGCAGGGATAGAAAGAATAAGGTTCATTATATATTTGCTGATAAAGGTATAGAGCTAAAAGTATATGATGTTGTTAAATTAAAGGAAAGTTATACTATTAACCATTATAGGAATGACCGAAGCACAATATCAGAAGAAGCTGATCGACAGGCACGAGAAAGAAGGGTGGACAGTAATCAAGTTAATTATGTGCAACAAAGCTGGCTTACCTGATTTAATATGTATGAAACCAGATGAGGTGAAATTTATTGAGGTCAAGGGGCCAAAGGGCAGATTGAGTGAGGTACAGAAATATAGGATTGAGGAGTTGAAAGAAGCTGGGTTCGATGTGGAAGTAATGCGACCTTGTTGACAGTTGTTGAAGGTAGATGTAATATAAAGGTAAATCAACCCCTGATTCAAATGACCAAAGCAACTAAAACAGAACTTGGATTTTACAAAAACTGGAAGGCTCAATATCAACTTGAGCTAAAAAATGGTGTTCAAGCTGCCGACCACAAGCTTATTGAAGAAAGTAAAAAAATTCTTGCTCAGTTAGAAGAAAACTACAAAGACATAAATGTTGGACAAGACAACAAAACTTTCTTCTATCACAACAACGGCAATACTTACAGCTACCCAGGTAGATTTACTTCTAACAGTGAAGCTGACAGAAAATGCAGAATTAAGTACCAAGGTTTATTTGTACAGCATTACGAGATGTTTAGCCTACTAAGCGAAAGCAAAGATGAAGAATGGTTAGAAATGATGGCTAGAGCTACTTCTGCTAAAGAGCCACACTTTACAGGTTTTGATGGTGACGGCTACACAACAAAAAAGGAGGCTAAGTAAATGACTTTTAAACCAACCCATACAATTATCAGAAGTGGCATTGATGTTATGTTTTGTTGCGTTGATTTCACAAATGATTTAATTGAAGTTCAGACAGAAGAAAATACCACTTGCTGGTTGCAACCTGAAGAGCTTATCGAATTAAAAAATGCAGATCAATGTAGCGTTCAAGAGTTACAAGAAAGATTTTTAAAGATATATAACAAAATTAAAAACTGATGAGAATAAATAATATCTATAACGAATGTTGTTTAAATACACTTAAAAGTTTTAAAGATAATTCAATAAATTGTGTTATAACTTCTCCCCCATATAATATGAATCTAAGAATAAGAAATGGAGAATATTGTTCAAGACAAATAGTTAAAGAACTGACTACAAAATATAATAATTTTGATGATAATTTAGATATAAAAACTTATAACAAATTCCATACAGAAGTAGTTAAAGAATTGATAAGAGTTAGCGATTTGGTTTTTTATAATATTCAAATAGTCACAGGAAGTAAAAGATCAGTCTTTAAAATGATTGGACATTTTGCCGATCAACTTAAAGATATAATTATCTGGGATAAAGGAAGGGCTGAACCCTCCATACATGGGGGAGTTTTAAACAAGAGAACTGAGTTAATATTAGTTTTTTCAAAAAAAGACAGTATAAGTCGTGAGTTTAAAACTGCCCAGTTTGAACGTGGAAGTTTACAAGACCTCTGGTATATATCAAAAGAGAAGTTGCAAAGTAAAAAACACAAAGCAGTATTTCCAGAGAAACTTGTCCAAAAAATTATTACTAACTTTACAAAAGAAAATGATATTATTTATGACCCTTTTATGGGTTTAGGGACAACTGCTGTTGTTGCTAAAAGTATGAACAGGAAATATTTAGGAAGCGAAATATCAAAAGAATATGTTGATATTGCAAACCAAAGAATTAAAGAACAATGCTTGATGCCTTTGTTTGAAAGTAAACAAAACCAACAATATAACCTTTTTAAGGTTGACAGTTGTTGACCGTTAGTTATTATTAATTTACCCCTGAAACCAACCCCATGAAACACGCTTTACTTTACGTTTCAATTCTTGCCATAACTTATTTGGCAACTACAGCATCTTTAACGAAGTCTACTCAGATAGATTGCCATACATATAATGTCCAAGCTGCGTGTCAGGAGCTTGCAAGACGATGAACTATACAGAAATTGATGGTGTTA